GTTCGTTATACTATTAACTGTATACGATAGTAGAGCCGTTTAATGCTACTGCTGCAAATGCATCTGCTGTTGTTGACCCACTTAAGAATGGTGCTGGCAATTGTTCCATACCAGTCAACGTAATTGAGTATCCATAAAGGTCACCCAATGCCGCTCCGGTTTGAATTGTACCTGCAGTTACATCACATCCTAATTTGATACCTGCGATAAATGCATCACCATTGTTAGTCCATACGATAGCTTTTGGTCTACCATATGCCATTAACTTTAATTGTGCACTCATTTCGTTAGTAATCTTTTTAAGATTTAAAACTAACTCTTGTGAGAAGAATGTTGTACCATTCTCTCTACTACTGTTAACAGTTTCAGTATATGCCGAAGTTCCTTTTAATTGGTAGTAATATAATGAAGAACTAGTTGGTAATCCTGTGATAGTTACCATTCCAGTTGTTCCATCAGTAGTAGTTGTGAAAGAACCTGTATTGTAGTTGATAAAGTATACACCTTGTAAACCACCAATACTTTCTTTACAAACTTCTTGTCTACCTGCTGTTAAGTTACATGTCGCCATAGTATTTCTGTTTTTTGTTTATATAAGTTGGTGAGGTTTTACCCCCACCGACCTATGAGTTAGTTTAATTATGCATTCTTATGATATGCGATGTCACCAGCGATACCGATTTGTGTACCAGCTGTGTATCTCATAATCACTCTGAAGTTTTGTGAACCATCAATGTTCGCCATATCTAATACCTTAACTTCATTGTAATCACTCAATAAACCTGTTCCGAAAAATAAGTTTGATTTTTGTGCTGCTACTAAAGCTGAAGAAGGTAAACCAGGGCAAAACGCAATGTCTATTCCGTTAAAGTTTAATGGTTTTTCACCAACATTTAATTGGTTCATGTATCCGTTTGCACCTTGTGCTCCACCAGCTAATGCTTGAGTGTAAGCTTTAACAACGTTAGTTGGAGCATAAATCAATACATCTTCCTTACCATATACTGTGTCAGGAATTGCGTTAACCAATGCATCTAAAGCTGCTAATACGTTTGCTGAAGTGATTGAACCAGATACTGAAGATGATACAGCTGCTGAACCAGTGATTAATCTGTAAAGACCGCCGAACTGACCGTTTGCTGAATTATCACCATTCCAAATTGATTGCTCAGTTGCTTGTGCTACTACACCACCAACATAAGAAATCAAATAGTCTGTGAAAGATTTAGGAATCTCATCAAAAGCCGAGTATCCTAATTGTAATGCTTCACATGAAGCTACAAAGTTTTGTTTACAAAGTTCTAAGTTAACTTGTAATTCTTTTGGAGTGATAACTTGTTCTGATAAAGTTACTGCTCCTGAAGTTGCGAAATCACATGAAGCATCGTTAACGATGTTTGCTACTGCGATTTTTTGGATAACTTCTTTGTACTTCACGTTTGGCATGATAGTCACATATTTGTTATCCAATGTTTTTGCACTCAATAACGCTGCTGCGATATATTGACCAGCGAACTCACCAGCATATGTGGTAGAGATTGAAGGTTGTGCGAAATTTTGAATTTTTTTCATGTTTCAATAATTTTGTTTGTTTAAAATATTTTTATCTGTATAATTTTGATAAGAAAGTATTTTGTGAATTACTTACTTTTTTACCATATCTTTTACTTATTTCTTCTGCACTAAATACTGCTCCCATTTCAACTGGTGCACCATCTAATTTTGGTAAGTTATCTTCTGAAGCATCATCTAAGTTAAATTTAATATCATTTTCTTTTTTAACTTCTGCTTCTTTTGAGATTTCTTCTTTATTTGTTAAATCACCAATCTTAGATTCTAATTCAGTAATTCTGTATGCCATATCTTGCACCATCTTACCTAAATCTACTAAATTGATTTCAACTTCTTGCTCTTTATCTTCTGTTTGAGGTAATGGTGCTACTTCATCAGTTTCAGGATGTGCTCCCAAAGGACCTTCAGGACCATAAACACCTTCTAATTCTACTTTACTCATCATTGAAGATGGATTACCTTTTGGTGGGAATTTTTTACTTCCGCTTTCAGGCTTATCATTTACTTCAGTTGGAGCTCCTGGTAATGGAGTTGTTTTGATTTTTTCTGCATCTGCATCTGCCATTTCTTCTTCACCTTTTTCAGGTACTTCTGGCTTCTCTTCTTCAACATTTTCTCTTTCTGTGATAACACCATCTTTAGTTACTACTCTGATAACTACCTCGTTACCTTCTGAATCTTTCAATGCGATTTCATGTTCTCCGTCTGGTGCTGGAGATTTAGTTCCATCTTCTGAAACTACTTCTACTTTTTCACCTAAATCAAATGTTGGAGATTGTAATATTGTTCCTTCTGCTGTTTTAGCATCTACAAAAAGTACTTCTTCTGAACTTAAATTCAAAAGTTTTCCAATTTTACTTAATACGTCTTTTGCGTTCATA